ATCAGATGTTGTAACAGCTTGATCTAAACTTAATTCAACTGGAGATACTACGCCAAAGAATTGAGTAGAACTTTTAGATGTATACTCAACTTGATATTCAACATCATTATCAAATACAGTTACAACTCCTTCATTCTGAAAACTAAGTGTCGAGTCTACGTCAATATAAGTTTGACCCACTGACACTGCGTTTGTTATTCGTGTCTTTGGATGTACTGTAAAGACAAAAGTTTCTAGTTCTGGATTATAATCTAAACTTAGTCTGAAATATTCTTCACCATCCCTAAAAATCCTTTCAACATCAGTAATAGTTCCTGCTGCTTTTTGAATTATATCTGTGGGGTCTTGAACTAGAGTTCTATTTACTAAGTCATTTGGATCCCCAAGCAACCTCTCTACAACCAAATCTCTGGTGATTCTATAATCAGCGTCAGAAGGTTGAATTAGGAAGTCTCTAGGTTTGATAATATCAACGTCAACACCATAAAGCAATTTAAATAAAACTTCAAATGATGTATTTGCGCCTTTTGCAGCATAGAAGTCTTTTAAATTTGCAACAGCAACTTTTTCATTGATTGCTTCAAAGAATTGAAGGTCATCAAATCCAGGAGCATATTGTTTTTTATATTTTTTATATAATTCTATTAAAAACAGAGAATTGATATTAAATACATGTGTACCGCTAGTATGAACACCTACTAAACTAACTTTAAAGTCTGGTGGTGTAGATTCTGCAGAATAATAAGAGGTTATTCCCGAAAATCCTCTAGAACATCCAATAAAACTAGTAGAATTCTTAGATTTATAGTGAATTAACTCATCGTCAATCTTAATGAGACCATTTCTATCTGGAAATCCGAATGTATCAGAGACCTTAACAATATCTGTAGAATAACCAACAGATGCTGTAGTATCTGTCTTATATGTGAGTTCCGCTAACTGATTTAATTCAGTATAAGTATCAATGTTATTAACAATATCAAGGGGTCCACCAGGATCTTCAAGAGATTTATAGTAATCTACTAAAAACTCAACGAATTCTGGATACTGATCTCTAACATACTCTGGAACTTGATCTTGAATAAGATTCTTGATTTGAACTCTTTTTTGCATATCCTTATAACCTTACGTATGCGCCGTTTAAGTAGCTAGATGATACTATGTATTGAGATCCAGAGAGGTCTGCCCCAGAAGAGATAACATCGGAAATCATTTTACAATCTGAAGTAGTTGTATCAAGTTGCAAATATAGATCCTGAAGTCCAATGATGTCATTTGACTTTGGAATTACTGATACTTCCATGATATTGTCCCCAAATTTAAGTTTGGATGTATTTGTAAAGTTCAAAGCATTTAATCTAATTTCACCTCTTTCGTAGTCAACAATTCCTACGTTTTGTCTGACAATAATTGGTTGTGAAGAAGCATTTAATTTAAATGCAAATACATTACCAGTCACCCCGTCAGAGTTTGGTACATCACTAAAATAAATTGTTCCTGATATGCCTTGAATTTGAACCCCACTAGTTCTAAAGTTATATCCTGCTTGGTTTTTAATATGTATTTGATTTCCAAAGCAGATCTCATTCTCACTGAATACATTTAAAGCAAGTTTTATATCCCTTCTAATAGCAATAGATGTAATATTAGAAGTAATTGCAGAGGATGTGTCGTCAATTAGTTTTAAAAACTTACTATATCTAAACCTTGAACCATATCTATTTAACTCATCAGAAGAAGCATATTTTTCAATATTTTTGGATACATTTGATTTAATTCCCTCTGGAGCACCAAGATTTTGATTATAGTAAATGTTAGTATAATATTCGATGTAAAGATACTTAAGATCAACAAATTCTGGGACAATTCCTGCTACTGCATAACTTCTCAAAATAGTTTTAATATTATCTTTTAGAATATTTGGTAAATACGAACCATTTTGTGGTTTTACAGTAATGAATACCTTTCCGTATTTTGGAGGATTTAATTCTTCTCCACCAAATACTGATACTGATTCTGCTTCTGGATAAATTTGAGGAATCAACGCTTCATAATCATTAGCAGTAACTGCTCTATTTTGAGAAGCATATACTCTTGGTGCCAGTTTTTTAATCGACTCCACCGATTCAATAGGAGCGCCATATGCGCTGCCTTCAATCGTCTCTACGAGGGGTGAAGTTAGTTTTATGGGTGATCCGTTGTTATCACTAAATCTACCCGTAAACGAGAACCTAGTGATACCATTAGCACGTTCTCCATTAGTCACAATATATGTGACTATTATATAATTAGAGTTCTTTAGCTTACTACCAAAACTACCATCACCAAAGATTAACTCATATCTAGAATCAGCAATCTCATTGATGAAAAATACATCATCAGTATCCTTAACAGTAGTTAAATTATTTACTTTTTTATATATTCTTTTTACATTACTATTTCTACTCTCTCTTACTTCAACTCTAATTTGATCAGTATCTATTCTTGCATTTTGAAGAATAAATTTTTGACCCTTATTACTTGAATCTACTGTAAATGTGTTTTGTACGTAGGCACCTTCATAGATCGTTATATTATCAAATGATGCAGTATTTGAACTTACAGGAACAGTAATATCTTCTGGAATTGTAAATATATAATTTTTTCCACTATAACTTACAGCAGAAGTTGCAACAATACCCTTCTTAAGGGTCACTGATACTGGATTGGTTGCAAAGCTAGTAAGGTCAAGATAAAATCCAATTACCGCTCTTGCAGAAGTGACCGATCTAGGAATATAACCAAGGTTCCTTGCTATGGAAACTACATTTTCTCTTAAAGTTGCTCCATCAAGGAACACTTCATTGGTTAGCATATTAGCATTATATGAGCTAATATACGTATTATATGCTAAAGTATCTAAAAGAACACTAAAGTTAGAACCCTCAAAGTCATAGTCAGTAAAAGTGCCATCAGCTCTGAGGTAACTTTTTATTGACTCTTTGATTTCATCAAAATCTAGAGATGATACGTTGACTAATGACATTATCGCGTTGGTAGTAATACGAACTGTAACTGCTGTGCCGTGGCATCAATTCCTACAATGAGATATTTAATAGTAACATCCATTTGACCATCGTCATAGTTTGGAGTTACAATTACCTCTGTCAAGTCAACCCTAGGCTCATTATTTTTTATAACAGATTCTATTTCGTCCTTTAATGATCTTGCAGTAAAGAAGTCAATATTTTCAAATAGTAATCTATTTACAGCACACCCAAAATCTGGGTTAAAAAACTTTTCCCCCTGTATAGTGAGTACAAGATTTTGTACAGCACGGGATATAGCATACTCATTTTGCAAAGCAATTAAGTCCCTCGTCAAAGGATTTCGCTTTAACGTGAGACTTATGTCTTTAAACTTGCGACTTACTCGCTCTAATGGCATGATATTTGTAGAAAAGTGTACTTTTCAGTTATTTAGTACACTTTTGACCACTTCACTCTTCAATTTCCCTAATAACTCTATGATCACCGTAAGTATACTCTAAACGATCTTCTGGAATAGGGTAAATTTCTTCATTTGCCTTCGCACGACGACGTTTTTCCGACATATTGAGGTACTTGTCACTATCAACTTCAGTAATTAGTGTCATCCCCTCTTCAATGAAGAATTCTCCTTTATCAACTTTGTGATAGTTACCCATTTTGCTCCTCTTTTGAGTGATTTTCGTGTTCTTTTGCTGTTTTCCAAAAATATTCATCTTCTCTACCCATACCAAGACGATCATAACCATTCTCAACACTATAATATTGTGTTGAAACCTTAAAATCAGGTTTTAATGGTGTAACAGGGGTCAAACTATTGTCAAAGATCCTCATTCTATTGTTTGGGTACAGTGCATACTGTCCATTATTCAATTGAATAAGGTTATGTGACTTATGTTCAGCGGGATCTTCACTTGTTGCATAGTCAACTACATCAGGATCTTGATGATAGTTGTCTATTGTGCAAACATAGGTGCCTTTTTGGGTACCATGATCCCTAGTATATAGTTCAAAGTCCATGGATCCGACAAATTGTTTACAAATAGATACTACACCATAGTCCATACAATTCCAAAACTGTAAATTTGGAAGATCCATATCAGGATCGGGCAAACATGGTTCCGAGAGAAACGCGCTGATGGGTAGTTTATCGTACATTGCGGCATATTCGGGTAAATATGTCTCAAAATAAAAAGCACGCCCAGGTATACTTTTACAAGATACCCAGACGCCCTTAACAAACTCTCCGTGCCCAGATTGATGGTCAGTAAGATACTCTTTACGAACCCAAACCTCAACTGAAGGAAGATTACATATTAATGCAGACATAATACTTAATAATAAGTATACTATTTAATCAACGCCCTTGTCCGCGATAACGCTTAGGTTTGGCATTACGAGACGTTGCGGCGTATTTTGTGTGTGCTCCACTACCCTGCCGAGATTTTTTCGGGGTTGCCTGGATCATGTTTGAACCAGTAAGAGACTTTTTAATTTGTGCCATTATTAATCAAGAATAGGTTCTAGTATGATTAATGAAGGATCGATGGATTCTCCTTCATAATAACGTTCAGAGAGGTCTTGGAGGACCTCTGTGGACTCTTCCAGAGTGATCCCCTGAAAGAGTACCTCACCATTATAACAGATGTTATAAAGGATATCCATTAGATAATACGCATCTTCTCGTGACCAACACGAATACGTGGATCGCACCAGGTCTCGACACCTTCTTCCTTGGCATCTAAACAGAATGATACGTCTTCTCCACACATATCTTGTACTGCACCAGATTCAAAGACTTGCATCTTAGGAGCAAACCAAGGGTATTCAAGACGCTCAAATACACCCTTACGAATCATGACCCATCCAAAACCTGTGTAATCAACAGTGAAGGGCTTACGACGTTTTGACATGGACTCTACAGTCTCATGATTCATAACACCACCGTTCTTACGGAAGTCGTCTTCTTCTAACCAATGTGCAACACTCGTAGTCATTCCATCTTCAGTTGCATACCAACCAGCAGCAATCTCACGCTCTGCTTGAGGAACCCCATCCTTATCAGGACCAGGAACTGCAAGATCACATAGTTGCCAAAACTTCTCAGATGTAAATACGATATCGTTATCAATCCAGAGTTGGTAGTCATACTCTAATTTACCATCCCAGGGAACTTGCTTGGGTCCACGCAGAACATTCGCTCCAAGTACTTTGCAACGTGCAAAGTTAACCATAGAAGAATAATCCTGAGAGATCTGGATACTCATTCCGTTCTGTACAAGATCAAATGCAAGTTGTACAAAACTCTTTAAAAATGTATAAGAGCAATTGCGACCTGGAAGACAAAAGACAATTGCCTTGCCACGCATACGCTCTTTGATTGCCTGGTAGTCCCAATCCTCTTTGGGCTTAGTTGGCGCAGCCGCCTTAACAGTGAATCCTTTTGCCATAGCTTAAAAGTTTTTTCAGTTCAATTCTAACAGTTTATGTATCTAATGTCAATATGAAGAATCCATAACCGCTGCGTGATCAATCGTTAATTCTTCATATTCGTATTCTGTTTTATCTAAGTTATTCCATATTGATTGGAATTCCTCTTCATTTAATACTGCATGAGAACATGAACTCTTAATATTGTAGATATGATACATCTTATCCATAATGGTCTAATTCGCTACAGAATTATATATTACGATAATGAGAACTCCAAGAACGATGAAGAATTGTTTAGGGTGGCGGGCAATCCAATATGTTAGGATAACCCTCCACATATTCCAATAAGGAGTTCTTCGACGCATCTTAGAGATAACTCATTATCTCTATTATA